GAGTAAGACAACCCCATCTTCGCCGCAACAACCATAGGGTTGTCATCATCTAGTCCTCGCTGGAGGTTGATAGCTTTTTTGAGTCTTCTGATAATCCACCCCACATTTCGGTGCAAAATTCCAACTTTTTTATAAACAATTGAAACAAGACCCCCAAGGCTTTAACTCCACTTTTGCCAATATGGAGCTATCGAAATATGTCTACGACAAACTCAATACACTTTATCCTGGAAAGGTGACAAATGGATTGAATGAAGGAGATGTAGATGATAAGATTCTACTTTTTGAAATTGAATTTGAAAATAAGAAAAGCAAGGAGAATACTAGGATTGGGGAAAATGCCACCATCCAAGTAAGCAGGCATACAAACACAATACAAGAATGTATTGACCTATACGATGCTTGTGTCACAAACTTAACTCCTGACAAAGTGAATGTACAAAAATGCTACGTAGAAGACAGATTGCTCACCGCTTTTATTAACGACAAATATCGGATAGATATTAGGGTAAATCTAAGTAAATAAAATTGAATGTATGTATATGTAGAAGTAATAAAAGAATTTAGAAAGTTCCACGCACCAGGTAAAAAAATGGAAATATCGGAGTTGCTTCTAAATGAGAATAAAGACCATTTCAAAAGAATCACAGAAGATGAATTCTTAGGGATAGAAAAAATCAAAGAAAAAAAAATTATTAAAAAAATTAAAAAATAAATGAGATGTCTATAATTAATGGTCATAACATGCGGTGGAGAGTAGAGGGTGCTACCATAGCAAAGGCAACTGATTGCACAATTTCTGTAAGTGGAGACACACGAGATACTGCGCATAAAGACATTGGAGATGGTGTAGGGGCTGGGTGGTCTGGCGCTGAATATGGAACCAAGAATTGGGAAGGATCTTGTTCTGGACTTTATGCACATGGAGAATCATATGAGGAGCTGTTTGAATATTTCAGAACAAATGCAAAAATCCAAGTAGAATTTTCTGACAATATCATCACGCATTACAAATGGACGGGCACTGCTGTCATTACTTCAATGGAACAAAATGCCCCAAACAATGAGGATGTGACTTTCTCAGTTAGTTGGAAAGGTGATGGGGCATTAGTACTCGCTGCAATAGTTCCTTAATTGAATACCTATTTGGATTTAAAGTATAGATAATGGTTAATAAAGGGGGCGAGCATTCCAAATATGTGGCCCCTTTTTTCATAAAAGCAAAAAAACACACAAAAAAGCATGGAAACAATTCAGATTAATGACAGAGACTACAAGTACAAGTTTTCAAACGCGGTATTATCTGCATTTGAAAAACAGTGCGGGATAAGGCTTGCAGATTTTGACGCAAAAGGAACGATTGAGCACCAATTGATTCTTTGCTTCAAGGCTTTACAAATTACTGCCAAAGTCGAAGGGGAAGAATTTACAATGAAATATGAGGAGTTTGTAAATTATGATGCAAAGTTTGATTTGTGTCAAAAAATGTGGGGTGGATTATCAGAAGACTCAAAAAAGCTATCAACCTCCAGCGAGGACTAGATGATGACAACCCTATGGTTGTTGCGGCGAAGATGGGGTTGTCTTACTCAGACTACATGCAAATGGATGGTGTCGAGTATGCCGCCTGGTTGAGAGGTAATGATAAGAGAGATACGGAAAGTCTGGCATGGCTAAGGTGGGCGGTTGCTGCATTATTACAACCACACTCCAAAAGAGCCATAGATCCTAAGTCATTGATTAAATTACCTATTGATGATTTGATCAAAAAAGCACCAATGAGGGATGAAGAGAAGTGGCGTAAAATGGAAGAGACATTTAAAAAATGGGATAACGGATAAAAAATGGCATTAGGTGCGATATTAGCTAGGTTGAGTCTTGATAACACACAGTTTAAAAAAGAGCTGAATGAGGTGATCAGGATAGGTGATAATCTTTCTCGGCTTGGCTCAAAGTTATCCATAGGCTTATCGCTTCCGATTGTTGCATTTGGAAAAGTGAGTGGTGAGGCTTTCGCTCAGTATGACAGTTTGCGGCGTGGTCTGGACACCATCACGGGCAGTGCTCAAGCAACGGGTAAAAGACTAGAGGAATTACGAAAACTTGCTTTGGCTCCTGGTCTTGGTTTTCAAGAAGCAATACAGGGTGATGTGAGATTGAGGGCTGTTGGTGTGTCCGCGGCTCAATCTAGCAGGATCTTGAAAGAATTTGGTAATACCATCGCTCAAACTGGTGGTGGTAGTGCTGAGCTCAATAGTGTGACTGTACAGCTTGGGCAGTTGATCGCAAAGGGTAAAGTCTACGCACAGGATTTAAAGCCCATCATTGAGGCAGCACCTGCAGTAGGTAGAGCACTCAAAGAGTTGTATGGTACCGTAGACAGTGAATCCATACAAAGAAACCTTGCAGACGCCAATAAGAACTCAGTGGCTTTCATTGATGACTTGCTTGATAAGCTGGCACAGTCTCCAAGGGTTGCGGGTGGTTTCAAAAATGCATTGGAGAACATCAAGGATTCTCTTTTTGTATTTACTGCCAAAATAGGTGAGACGACAAATAATGTTTTCAATCTAGATACCAGGCTTGAATCATTGGCTACCAGAATAGGCGTTGCCGCTGATAAGTTTCAAGCACTTCCGGTACCGCTCCAAAAGTTTATCATTGGGGCAACTGGTGTAACTGCGGCAGCTGGTCCACTTTTGTTTGTGCTTGGTAAACTTCCAGGATTGTTTTTGGAAATACTGAAAGGGAAAGATGCTATGATTGGTTTTTTCTTGAGAATCACCAAAGCGTTATCTATACCCACAGATGCCGGATTTCTCAAAGCCTTCCAGTCTTTGGGTCGTTCTATACCAATTGTTACCGCTGCAGCTGTTATACTTACTGCAGTATTCAGGAATCTTGGTCCTATTGGCGAAAGCATTGGAAATTTAGTGAAATACTTCAATGATCTATACAAAGAGGTTGCTCTAGTACGAAATATTGTTGATGGGCTTGCATTTACATTCAATTTATTTTTTAAATACGTGGATTTAGCCATGGAATCCTTAATCGGATTGGTTGAGGAATTTGGTAAAACTCTTGTCGGCACTTTTGGCACAGTTGGTGAAGTTATAAAAGCGGCACTTAGCAATGAATTTGGATCGATACCGGGTATTATAAAAAAGAGTCTTGACAATGGCATCAAAGAATTTGAGTCATTTAGGGACAGACTTTTGATAGGATTTGTGAATTTTATCAATGATCTCGATAGAAGATTTAATAATATTGGTAAAAAGCAATTCAAGATTGCTGGTGCCCGTGGCATTGGAGGTTATGAAAGAGTTGTTGCAGAAGATAAACCAGCAGAAGATAAAACAGATAAAACAGTTACGGCCACTGATAAGTTTTCTCAAGCAATCAAAAAGCTCAATGAGGAATTATTGCGGTCTACCAATCTTCAAAAAATATATGGGACTAGCTTTGATGGAGTTGGTGAAAAAATAGCAGCATATCAACAAGCCATTGATGAACTGGCAGGTTTATCACAACCTAGGGCAAATGCAAAGATCCAGGAGTTTGTAAATGAAATTTTGAAGCTACAGCCAGCTGTTGCCAAGATTGATAACCTTTCTAGAGTAAAAACTGACATTGAAAGCATCACAACTGCCATAAACAACCTTTTCCCGAAGAAAACCATCGATATCAAAGTGGTTGCCAATACTGAGGACATAAACAAGAGTAAAACGGCTTTTGCTGACTTCCAACTAGAAGTGAAGAAAGCACAAGACTTGGCTAGGTCAATTGGTCCCGATTTTGATTTAGTGGGTGCAAAAATGAGTGCTTTGAATGGTTTTGCCAATAAATTGGCTTCTGAGGGTCTTCCACTTTCTACGGAACAGTTTGCCAAGCTCAAAAAAGAAATGTCTGGTGGTGGTGGAGGAAATAGCCTTTCATCAATCACAAAAGAAGTTGGGGAAGCATTTTCCACTCTAGCAGGTAGAATAAATGTGCAAAGCATTTGGGACACTGACCTTGCAGTGAGTGAACTAAATATGAAGCTCAATGAGCAAGCGGCTATATTGAGAGATCCAACCGCAACGGAGGCACAAAAAAAGGCCGCACAGGTGCAAATAGAACTTACCAAGAGACAAATACAAGTAGAAAAAGATAAAGGCAATGTATTCAAGCAAGTAGGTAGGGAAGTTTATAACACAGTAAGGGAAATCATCAAAGCTAGACTTGCGGAAGCCATTGCCGGGCTACTTGCTAAAGAACTTGGGACAAAAGGTATTCTTGGCTTGGTCACTGGTGGTATTGGTGCAGGTCTGGCAGTAGGATTATTTGAGGCACTTGTACCCAAGCTCGCACAAGGTGGTCTAGCCTATTCTCCTGTTCTTGCCCTTGTAGGTGACAATAAAAACGCAAAGAATGACCCTGAGGTGATATCTCCATTATCAAAACTCAAAGCAATGCTTATGGAAACAGGCGGTGGCGGTGGTGGTGAGATCTATGGCCGATTGAGTGGCGTTGATCTATTATTGAGTAATAGATATACTGAGCAGTATTATGCTAGGGTGTCTTAGTTTTGAAAGAACTTTTTATATTTTTCAAATAAGTTTCTAAGCTCAATCGCGATTTCATTAGAATTATCTATTTCATTCATGATAACAGATGTAGGTGCTTCATTAATGACTAATTTCCAAATTCCAAGTAATTTGAATAATAATCTAAAGTACATAACTACACCTTTTAAAATCAGTGTACAACCAATTTTAAACTCAGATAAATATTCTTTAATGGATTCCCTTAGTTTCATTTTTTATCCTGCTTGTATGACTCCTGGAGTTTTCATTGCCTCATAAACTTGAGGGATTGTATATTGATATCCGCAGTTGTCGCAATTCTTTGCACTGAGTTGCACACCATCATCAAATAATTGACAGGTGACTTCAATTTTCCCAGTTTTACAATTAGTGCAAACATATTCTTTTGTGAAAAGGTCTTTTAATTTTCTGGACATTTTTTACTAATTATTTTGGTTGCTTCTTCAAAAGAAAACCCACAATCAACAAAATCACTCCAATCCTTCGGATCTAAATTTAATTTAGTAATATAATCAGGTAGATCATCTGGGATATTTGTACAATTCCAAAACCACCACTCATCCCAAATATATTTTGGCATTGAAACCTCCCAATTAATACCTAATCGCTCCATTATGGTTTCAGGATGCAGGATTTGTGGACCTATGGTAAGTTTTAGATGTTTCATTTCCACAAATATAATAAATAAAAGAAACATAACCCCCATGCTGTAAGCTCCAAATTGCAGCAAAATAGATAGCATGTCCACAAGACTTCAAGGTCTTTACTTGAGTTTGAAAGGTAGTAAATATACCATCAATGTGATAGACACGGAGTTTGTCGGGACTGCTGCTCATATCAATGTTGCGCTAAATGGCTTGGTTTATAATACAAATGGTGACCAACAAGACATATTCAAGCCCATTTCTGCAGCATCTTGCAAGTTGAGTTTCCTGATTGATAGCACAGAAACGGAGGAGTTTTTTGAAGATCTTGGCGAAGCTGAGGAATCGCGTTTTTTCCTTGAGGTCATAAGAGAAAGTTTGCAGTTTCCTGGGACATTCAAAACAGAATTCAGGGGCATGATCTTGATTGATTCTGTGAGTAAGGGTGACGATTTTAAACCAATATTACAGCTTGAGGCCATTTGTGGGCTTGCTGTGCTCAAGGAAATAGAATATGAATGGGATGGATCACAGTTTTTCAACAATTTACAGAGCATTTTCTATAATGTGATCTTGAAAAACCCGGTCATTCAGGAGATTTATGATGATTCTGATGAAATACTTACTCTTTTTTCCAAGCTAGAGCCAGAAACAGACTTTTTTGCAGACAATGGAGACGATTTTTTCAAAACAATATATCATAACAATTTTTTCTTTGATGTCTCTGAGAATATAAGGGAAAATTGGGATTGCTACCGGGTATTGGAGACGCTTTTGAAAAAATACATGATGAAAATCGTGTATGATAACGGTAGATATGCAATCGTAGGTCTAGAAACCTATATGGATGATACCAGTTCACTTACAGGACCCACAACTTTAACAAAAGACGGTACAGAGTCATCAACATTGGTCCTCAAGAGCACTTTTGATGTAAATGACAACGCCCTAGACGGTGGTATTCATGCATTCAACAAAGGATATCGACAGGTAAAGATTCTGGCCAGCAAAGAAGGATCAAATAAATACTTGGCTCGCGATGTGCTTTGGGATTTGTGGAGCTATAGTGCTGCATACTTCACCGCACCGCCGATGCTTGCAAATACAGAATTTGAGATTGCCATAAATCTACAAGTCACTGCATTACCTCAAATAGGAATTCCATACTATTTTAGAGACAATAAATTACAGTATTATTTATCCATTTGGGTAAAATTTACTGACCAGGAGAATGGAGATGTATTCTATGCTTCCATATTTGGCAATACAGTAAGTCAGTCGGGAGCTAGTCACGTATTTACCAACAATGCGGTGGGTGGTCCAGAGAAGGAAACCCGCATTTTCTTTGGCACATCGATATTGGGCACATTTACCACAGATTTTAAGCTGGTTTTTCCACCATTTGTGCATGACCGCAAAGTTGAGATCAGATACGCTTTTAATTTTGGTAAAAACTATGCTTTTTATGATGTAGGTACCAATCTAAGAGAGTATGCTTACCGCGCAAAGCTGGCAATGGGCGCATCACCTGTAGGAGAAGCAAAAACAGCCATACCATTCAATGCATATGTACCCACAAGCAAGAATACAGGCACATACAAGGTAGATATCCACTCAAGCCAGACATATGGCGGTGATAATACCATTGCCATTGCGGGTAAAACAGTAGCCCCATTTTTTGAGCTGATCACTGGATGGAGATTCAACAGTGCAGACAGTTTTGAGCCGCTTGAAAAAGCCATGGCCACTTTCATGATCAAATTTCTAGTAAAGGCCCAAAAGTTGATCACCTTGCCGATTTCTACCACCAAGTTTGAAGGATTGAGCCCCAATGTACCAAATGCTTTTTCCAGGTTTGAGTATAAGGATATCATTTACATAGTCACCAACATTGAGCAATCATTTCTAGATGATGTAGAAGTGCTCAAAGGCGTAAAAGTTGGCGAACCAAGCGAAGCAGAAGTAATCACCAGCGGCATCATAGTAGATAGAACGCCTTCATCTAGTGGTTTTCAATCTGAAATAAATACGGCTGTACAGCAATACGCATCCAGTAAGGAGATATGGCATGAGAATTTTGTAATTTCTGGTACCACTCTGGTATTGGATAGTAACAGTTTTGTGCCTGTCAACTCCACATATGAAAGCCGTCGTAAATCAATGTTTGTATATGTTGAAGGTGTAGCATGGACTCAGGTAACCAGTCTTGTAGGTGAGCAAATCGCATTTTTCTATAGTCCTGTGACAGATACGGTCACTTTCTCCAATACGCTGGACCCAAACACTAGAATAAAAGTTGTCATTTTTCCAAATTTTGTAATTGATGAGAGTATTACGAGTATATAGCCCCACCCCCTGCACCCCCTCTAGAGGGGGAATGGTTCTTTTGGTAGGGGTGTTGATGTTGTTTTGTTTGGGATTGTCCGGGCAAAAGGTGAGTTTGTTTCAGTTGCGGAATGCTCCGGATAGTACTTATGTGATTGGGGCTGGTCCTGGTGGGGTTGCAAAGTGGGTAAAGAAGGACAGCTTGGGCCTAATGGATTCTATATACATAAATGGCGTGTGGTATAGCGACGGGGATACGGTAGAAATAACGGATACTTACGTACAATTTTTTGATGGTGGTTCATTGCAGACAATCACATTTACAACGGGGGAAACAATTGTTTTTGACCCATTTACGCCAGAGTATGCTTTTCTCGAAAATGTTGGTGGTGGTTATTATCGATTGAAATTTACACCTACTGTAATTGATACTTTTGAACGAGTTGGTAACAAAATAAGGCTTTCCTTAGCTTCAGATAATGAATTTACCAAGGAATTAACCCTAGATAACACCAACCAATTGGGAAACCTTACAATCGAAGGAGACAGTATTTATTATCAGAAATGTCCAACGTGTATTGATTCACTGATTGGGGTTATTGTGCATCCAATTACAATAGATAGTACAACAGTATCAAGCACAGCCACGGTCACACTCACAGAAGTCGCTAATGTAATTACTGCTACGGTGAATGATGGGAGTATAACGCCTGTAAAACTTGACAAGGCTTATTTGTACAAAGAGGGGTCAGATAATGACGCAAAACAAAATTTGCTAGATGTTGGCAAGATTCAATTCAACACTACATCTTCCGATACAGCTTATTTAAGGCTTAATTCACCACATAGCAACGTCATTGGAACTGACCCTTATTTATCTGTTTATCCCGGTGAAGTTCCAAATGGGGGCATAGCGCCTATTTATAGAGAAACATTTTCTGGTTTTGACCCAACAGGATTTAATGAAAGGCTACAAGCCGACTACGTGCATTGGCAGGGCATTAATTACCGATTTAGTGAAGGTTACGAGCCATTGGTAGATACTTCAAGAGGAGGTTTGTCTATCAACATGGAAAGTTATTTTGATGAACTAGATTCAACGAATTTAGGGGCACAGGAATTTCATATAATACATTACAGACCGCTTTCAAAAGAACCAACTGCATTGAGGTTTTTTACTGGTAGATTTTTTGAAGAACCCGGTAATAGTGGGGTTGGTTTTAATGTTGGTTCTAAAACTCAATTGCATGGTGGTGTACCCTTCTATATTTCTGATGAAAGTTTAGACCAAAAATTTACATTAGACTGGAAGACGCACAAAATGTCATTGTATGATAGCCTCTATTTGAACATGGAAGGCATACCGTTTAATTATCCGATTATTACCACGCCATCAAATGAAATTCTAGGCTTAACAAGTGCAGGGAATGTAAGAATGGTTAATGATTTATACCATTTCAGTAAGGTTCAAGGAGCTTTAACAACGACTAATGGAGAATTGCATCTTGGGTCAACGGCATTACCACTAACCCAGCCAGTAACAATTTTAACAAGCAATGCTAGAAAAATAAGATTTGGAACAGGATCAAATGATTTTGGTTTTGAGGACGATGGAACTTATGCCTATTTCGGTACTAACTCTGTTTATAATGCGCTGAGATTTGCCAACAACATGAGTTCCTCTAGTTTTAGATTTGGGTCAAATGGTCAATTGGGTTTTTCGAATTGGTTTGATGGTTATGGTAAGATTCAAATTTGGGGGCCTCATAATGGAATAGGCCAAGGAATTTACAATTTAAGTACAGATAATGATCTTGGATTAGGCTTTACTGGCACAGTCACAGGAACTATTAATCTATTTGGCAAAGCAGTAGGAAACCTCAATGCAACTGATAGAGTGCAAGGAACTATAACAAATGGAACAGGTACAGCTAACGCAGCCTCACAATTAAATATTTTAGTACCTAGTGCTTCTGGATCAAGTGGTAAGGGGTTGGTAAACTTCAAAGACCTATTTCAATTTGGTGTAAGTACCGATAGCTTGATGATAAAAAAATCAAGCGATAAACTTATTGGTGGTACTATGATTGCAAATGTGAACAGTACCAATTCATTTCAATTTGGCGCAAAATTTAGAGGTTCTGATCATGGGCAGGGCTCAGACGGTCAAATTTGGGGTTTGTCATCAGGTGCAATGAAATGGATTGATCCGTCAGTTGGAACTGTTACCAGTGTAGGACTTACGACCGATGCAGCTGGTACGGACGTATCTGTTTCTGGAAGTCCTGTTACTGGAAGCGGAACAATAACCCTTTCATTGCCCAACTCAAGCGCATCAAATAGGGGTGTTTTAACTCCGACAGATTGGAGTTATTTTGATAGTAAAATTGGCGGCACAGGAAGTTTATATCTAATACCATATTTTACTGGAACAAATACGGTTGCTGGCACACCGAATTTTAAATGGAATAATCCTACAAATAATCTTGAAATAGCTGGATCTGTTTCATTGGCACAAAGTGGTGCTAATAATACTATTAAGATTGGTTCTGGCGCTTTTGTTAATACTGGTTTTAATAACATATTTTTAGGATCGAGTTCAGGAGCTTCCAATACAACAGGATATGAAGGCGTATTTATTGGCACAGGGAGTGGACAAACCAATGTTTCAGGTAATCAAAATGTTGGAGTTGGAACTAATACATTAGCATCAAACACAGCTAGTGGAAATACTGCCATTGGCAATAATGGATTATATACAAATTCTACAGGAAGTGGAAATGTTGGGATTGGTGCATCATCCTTATATTTAAACGCAACTGGTGCTTCAAATACTGCTGTAGGATCTGATGCAATGTTTAGAAATACCGCTAGTAATAACACAGGAGTTGGCAGATATGCAATATTTAATGTGCAAAATGGCGGCAATAATACAGCAGTAGGATATGCTGCCCTTTACTCTGGAACTAACTCCACAGCAAGTAGTAATGTAGCAGCTGGATATAGAGCAGGTGCAAACGTGACAGGGAACGGCAATGTTTTTCTAGGCAACCAAGCAGCGGACGGCCCTACATCAATAAGTAATCAACTTTGGATCGACAACAGTTCTACATCAACACCTTTGATTTTTGGCGATTTTGCGCAAGATACTTTAAGAGTAAATTCAACATTTGCAGTAAGAGATTTAACAGGCACAGGTACAAGCATATTAGGTTCTACAGATGGTAATAGGCTTACGAAATTAACCAATGGGGGTGGAGTAAGTGTTCCCGGGGGGGTATTGACTATAGATCATGGTGGGATTGGTGGACTAGGTGATGATGATCACACGCAATACCACAACGATACGAGAGGTGATGTGAGATATTACACCAAAACACAATTGAATGCGGGCCAATTAGATAATCGATATTATACAGAAACAGAAATTGATGCATCGCTGGCATTGAAGCAAAATAATATATCTCTTACTACTACAGGATCAAGTGGTGCCGCTACATTTATATCAAATGTGCTCAATATTCCAAATTATAGTTTTACAAATTATTGGGGCCTTTCTGGTACATCTCTCACTCCAACAAGTAGCACATACAATATTGGAGTGGGTGGTAGTACCCCATATTCTAAAATGCATATTACTGGAAATCTTGGGATTTATAACACAGGAGGTTCTCAAATATATCTTGGTGATGCTGCATTTAATAACGGAAGTAATTACAACATAGGCCCAGGTATCGGTGCGATGGCTGATGCAGGCGTTGGTGGTGCTGCTGGTGCTTTGGCTATTTTTACATATGATGGAAGTAGAACAGAAAGAATAAGAATATTGTCAGATGGGTCTGTTGGTATCGGTAATACTTCTCCAACAACAACACTCGATGTCACAGGAACATTTAAAACATCGGGGGCAAATACTTTGTCAGCTCTTGCAACGGGGGGCGCATCACAAATGGTTGTGGCTAACACATCAGGCGTTTTAAGCACTCAAGCAATAACAACAGGAACTCTCACTTCTATCGCTACTAATAACGGTATCACTGGTGGTACAATAACGAGCACAGGTACAATTGGATTGACAGGTAATGCACTTGACTTGCATAATTTGGCTTCAAATGGTTTAATAGCTCGAACGGGGTCAGGAATTTCAGCTAGAACAATAACAGCTTCAACTGGAATAAGTGTAACTCATGGTAGTGGGGTTACTGGAAATCCAACGATAACAAACACAGCTCCAGATCAAACGGTAAGCATTACAGGGGCAGGCATTACTAATGTAACGGGCACTTATCCAAATTTTACAGTGACAAGTACCGAAGTTGATGGAAGTACTTCTAATGAAACAAATGTGCTTTCATTGGGCGCAAAATCTGGATCAACAGTTCCTTTAAATTCATCAAATAGTGGAGGTACTATAAATTTCATTGAAGGGTCTGGAATCAGCTTAACTAGAAGTGTTAATGATTTGACAATTGCAAGTACGGCAACAAGTGACGGAAATGGAATTTATGATGGGAGTGGTTCTTTGAGTGGAAATACAACGGTAAGTCAAGGATTGAATAGGTATTATCATAGTACGTCAACTTCTGGAGGGGTTGGAACTGATTTTGATATACGATACGATTACGGATACATGGGTACATATAATGGAACTAATATATCGTCTTTCAAGTCCATAAGTGGGGAGAGTACGATTACAACTTCAGTATCAGGTATCACAAAATCATACATTAGAAGTAATGCAAACTCATCTTCAATGGGATGGGATTCTACATATTTTTTAGCAGCCACCGCGGTTGCAAAATTAAAGATCAACAACTCTTTTGGAACGTCTGGTGATGTGCTTTATAGTGGTGGTTCTGGTAGTATGTATTGGGCAGCTCCAAGTGGGGGCATAACAGGATCAGGAACCGCGACAAGACTTGCTTTTTGGTCTGGTACATCTGCTTTGTCAAGTAATGCAAACGCATTATGGGATAATACAAATAGCCGACTTGGTTTAGGTTCTACACCTTATTCAAGATTACATTTAAATGGTGACATAGGAGCTTATAAAACAGGAGGTTCGCATATTTACCTCGGTGATGCAGCTTTTGATAATAGTACACTTTTTGATGATGGCCCAGGTATCGGTGCGATGGCTGATGCTGGTGTTGGTGGTGCCGCGGGTGCTTTGGGATTGTTTGTTTACAATGGGGCAAGGTCTGAAAAGATAAGAATCTTATCAGATGGTTCTGTTGGTATTGGTACAACTTCACCAAGTGCGACACTTGATGTGAACGGATCATTTGAAACTAACAATACTAATATTTTTGGCGCATTAACAGGAGCGTCTACAGTATTAGCTACATTATCAAGTACAGGACAATTGGGAAGGTCAGCATCTTCATATCATACTGGATCAGTAACCACAAATTATTTATCAAAAGCTACTTCAAGCTATGTGCTTGGGCCTAGTATAGTTTATGATAACGGTACAAATGTTGGTGTGGGAACTGCTTCACCATCTCAAAAATTGCATGTAACCGGTAATGCTTTAATTACTGGTACACTCCAAGTGCAAACAAACGGTGGAACATCAATAGCAATGGCTGGACTCACCAGTGATCTTAAATTAGCATCACTTGGTTATTCAGGTAATTTAAATTTGTCAGGGGGTGTTCTGGAATCAAAATCAACAGACATACAAACATTTACAAGTTCCGGAACATGGACAAAGCCAAGTGGTGCAAAAACGGTACATATCATCATGCACGGTGGTGGTGGTGGTGGTGGATCAGGTGGTTATGTAAGCTCAACTCCTGCAAGCGGTGGAGCTGGTGGTGGCGGTGGAGCTAGAACGGAAACGGATTTTATAGCTTCATTACTTTCTGGTACTGTTTCTATAACGGTCGGTGGCGGTGGATCGGCTGGAAGTGGTGTAAATGGCGGTGGATCAGATTCAGACGGAAACTATGGATCTGATGGGGGGTTTAGCAGTTTTGGAACATTAGCAAGGGCATACGGTGGTGACGGTGGAGGCCCGGGAATAACACTATCAGCAAGTGTAGGCGGTGCAGGAGGCCCCGGATCATTTGACGGTGGAACGGGTGGAGCAGGTGGAGCACCCGGAGCAAATCAAGGCTCACAAGCTCCTGCGTCAAAATTTGCAAGTATGGGAGGCAATGGTGGTGCAGGGTGTAGTTTAACGACAACGGGATCAAATCAAAATGCGCTATTTGCTCCATTTGGAGGGACGCCAAACAGTGCAAACTATTTTGGATATGGTGGCACAGGTGGCGGTTCTGGTAGTGCGGCAGGTGGTGCAGGTAATACATACGGTGCAGGTGGTGGAGGTGGAGCGGCAAAGACAGGTACTACATCTGGAAGCGGTGGAGCTGGGGCAGCTGGGATAGTAATAGTAATAACATCATTTTAAACATAAAGCATGAAAACAACAAAAGTAATTCTTATCTGGTCTATCGTGATCGGATTTTTGGCTCAAGGGTTTGGGCAAATGCCAACAAAAACTATAGATAACTACATGGGCTTGGATACATCACTAAAGTATGAAGTATCATACAATCTCAAAAAGGCTAAGAATAAGGCTAATTTGTCACGTACAATAGTGGATGAATATGGAGACGCACATACCACAAACTTTGCAGCCAAAGACACAGCAGAGACTAGATTATGGATTGAGGCCAATATCAGTTTACACGATTCTATCATTTCCAAGATAGATGCAGAATTTACGCAAATGGAGCAAATGCAACAATACATAAGGCAGGAAATGGATAAAATCATCACTCGTAAACAGGCTTTGAGGCGTGAAAGAACCATTGCTCAAAGGTCTAAGGATTCACTTAAAAAAGTAAAGATATGAGTAAAAAGTTTGAGTGTTACGAAATTTGGCGTCCAAATATACCAGACAATGGTTGCAATAAACAATGCAAAGAATGTAAAGAAAAACAATTAATAAATTTAAAAGCTATGAGTAAGGATAAGCCTACAGGATGGGCAGTCTATGTTACCATTTGGTTCATAGCAATTTGCCTACAAAAACATTTCGATGTATGGAATACACAAGACTATGATTTATGGAAACCATTAATTATTTACGGTGCTCAAGTGATTGGCATGGTGGCGATCATCATTTACAAATTTACAAAAGACTAGAATTTTATGAACAAAAAGGCCGATACCCCCCACGACCTTGCAGCGACGACAGTTGAAATAAAATATGCACAAATGGAGATTTTGCCATTCGTGGAAAAGTATAATCTTCCCGTTTGGTTTGTGATCCTATTGGTTTCTTTTGTTGCTTTGAAGCAATTGGGGTTGATCTATTTTATAAAGGACGTTTGGGAATGGCTAGGATCAATATTCAACCAAAAAAATAAACAGATTGCAGAGCTTACCAAAGAATTGCATGAAGTGAGGCATGAAATGGAAGTTTTGCAAAACAAATATCAAGATATGTCTCTAAGGTATCAAAGCGTGACATCTATTTTAAAAGGATTGAGACCTCACTTTAAGTCTTTAGGAATGGATTTGGAAGAACTTGATAAAATCTTTAACCCGTAGGAATGGCAGTATATAAAACCAAAGAAAAAGAAGTAGTAGACACTAAGGGATTCCAGAAGTGTGGAACGTGTTTTAAAGAGGCTAAACCGATTTACAAGCTATTTACTACTCATACTTTCTTTTGCTCTAAAAAATGCCGAGACGTACATTTTAACGGGTTCAACTTTTCGGAAAATGCTTTTAAAATTAGATAAATGAAAATATCAAATATTTCGCAAAATGGGATTGAATTGATTGCACAATTTGAGGGATTTAGATCGAAGCCATATTTATGTCCTGCCAAAGTTCCAACTATTGGTTATGGCACTACTATTTATCCCGGCACAAAACAAAAAGTTACACTACAAGATCCCCCAATTACAAGGGAGCTTGCAATACACATACTTCGTGAAGATGTAAAACATTATGCACATGCAGTGGACAACATGACTGTAGACACGATAAGCCAAAACCAATTTGATGCGCTTTCTTCATTCGCTTATAATCTAGGAACTGAGGCACTGAGAAAATCAACACTACTCAAGAAAGTAAATATAAATCCTAATGACAAAAGCATTGCAAAAGAATTTGCAAAGTGGATAAATGCAGCAGGGAAACCATTGCCCGGATTGATAAAAAGGAGACAAGCGGAATCTAACTTATATTTCAAGATATGAAAATCTGTAAAAACTGTAACGCCTCAAATATCGATTCTGTAATGTTTTGCCTTACATGCGGTAAAACTGATCTAGTGGTATTGAGCAATAAATTTCCATGGGAAGATGATGTAAAAGAAAAAGATCAACTAAAGTCTAACTAAAGTCTAACTAAAGTCTAACTAAAAACAAATGAATAGAGAGTCATACATAATAGCCGATGCCCACTTAATGGAAGCTGTTGAAAGTTGCGCTTATAATGGTCATATCTTAGAAACTCATATACCAGACGTAATTGCATCATTTGGCAATGATTCTATACTTACCAAGGCTATACGCTTTTTCACTGGATTAGCCAATAAGTATGGCGGAATTATGGACGCGGTTGTAATCTACATGCGTGACGTGAGGCCTCTTGTTTTCGATAAGGCGAATAAGTTTGTTTTACCATCAAAATTCAATATTCTGAAATGGGTAAAAATAGGCTGGCATTCGGCTGGTCTCATAATCAAGATTGTTAAAATTTTAAATAAATAAGACATGGATTTTTTAGCGCAATTAATTAGAAGATTTTTAGCTCAAACACCTTGGTTTCAAAAAGTGGTAAAAGTAGTTATGATTATTACGGCAACAGTGGCAGCCATTCCACAATTTTTAGACATGGCAGGGCTTACAACACTTATACCGGGTTCAGTGATGGACATTGTATCTAAAGTTGTTGTAGTTGCTGCATTGGTAGGTGCATTTGTGGCACAATTAGCAGTAAGCGACGAAGGTAAAGAAATGGCAGCCAAAGAAGGTAAGCCAATAAAGTAGGAATTAGTTTAGGGTTAATTGAGTATGAGCCGCTAACGTCAAAAGTGATTGTTAGCGGTTTTTGTTTTATGTCAAATAAGTTACCCATTGCATTTGTCAACTGTTAGGTTTTGCACAATTTATATTTGCGTTAAATAATACGATAATGGCAGGCATAGGAAATGATTTATATACACCGACTTGCGCGGCTTCTTGTAGCGATCAAACATTAGATGCGGTCGGAGACACAGACTGTGCAAACGAGGAAAATCTGGAACTTTCCGAGATTAACGAACTTTACTTAGACGAAAAATCAGGAACGTTATTTGTTCCTAAAAATCCAGTTACGGGATATGTGGCAGACACTGACAATTCAACGGCATTATCTACATGGAAGGGATTGGTTAGCAATTCCACAGCCTCAAAAACTCGTCTTTATCATGGTGTTGGCGAGAAGCCTGAACCACAGGAAACAATCATAACGCTTCACAGAGGTAAGACCAGTTCAATAGGCACAAGACACACACTCGTTTATACGATCAATATTATCGATCAAGCCACTTACAAAGCATTACGAAAATTACAGGCTTGTAAGGGTCAATATCACGCATGGTTTTGCACTGATACTTATTTCTATGGTGGTTTAAATGGAATCTTAGCGGACGTTGAAAAAGTGGTTTTCCCTAAGACTGGTGGACGTGGTGAAAATGCTAAGTGTTTAATCACAATAGGTTGGAACGCAAAAGCTGATCCGGTAAGAGACAAAAGAACTTGGTAATATGTGGATACACAAAGAGAATAGAAGGAAATTAAACATTGCAAAACTTGATCTATTGCCCGAAAGTATTGCAAGCCAATACGAGCCTTATATGCATGTTGATGTATCAATTCCTGATGTTCTAAAAGATGCAACGCCGTTGCAAAAAGAGGTTAAAACTAGGAAACCACGTAAAACAAAAGAGAATGAGTAACGTAAATGTAAAATTTTTATTGACTGGTGCAACGGGAAGTTTGCCAGCTGATAGGATTGAGATAATAAAAAAGTCAGGTGTTATGATCGAGGTTTTAAAAGACGTCGAAATCCCTGAGGTTTTGAAAGCTGTTAAAACCAAAAAAACAGAAGAGGAAGTAACTAATTAATATTTCTTATGAAATTGGAGTACATAGGGGTTTTGCTCGAAAAAGACCCGACGGAGATTGCAGGTTCTCTAAATCTTGCAGAGGGTGTTCAAGAAGTTGAAGACCAAGAAGCGGTCAAATTGATCGGCAACCATTTGAAAGAGTTGAAAATTTCAAAGCTATCTGAAGGCAAAAAGCAAGCCGAAGGAATGGCCAAAAGAACTGTTCTAAGTGAAGTTGAAAGTAAAATCAAAGCGTTAGGCATTGACGGTGATAATTTCGATGATCTGATTATAAAATTAGATACTCGATTGAAAGAAAAGCAAGGCCCACCGGATGATTCTAAATTCAAAGTCCAACTAGATGCTTACAAAAACGAAGTTATTTCGTTGAAAGAGGCACTACAAAAAGAACAAGAAAAGGCGGGCAAGATTGAGCTAAGACAAAAAGTCATGGCAAAACTTAATCCTGTTTTATCGAAGTATGAATTTGGTTCTGAAAAAGCTAAGATAGCAGCTGTAAGTGAGTTCGTTGAAACTAACAAATTCATTACATCAGATGATGAAATTTTCATTGACATTCAAGGCAAGCCGTCAGTAAATTTTGAAAAGATTGCAGAAAGTAGTTTGTCTCAATGGGGTAAGATTAAAACAGAAAGCGGCGGTACACCACCAAAGCATTTCCAACAATCCAACTTAGAGATACCAAGCGATTTACCAACGCTGTATGACATGCTTAGAAAAGCAAAGACAGCCGAAGAAAAAGCAACGATTATGGAAGCAATCCAAAAGCACGATAAATAGACCGTTTCCGAACTGAACAATATTTAGGAAACAAAGAAATTAAATTCAAAGAAAATGGCATTTACAGCTAACGTATTTACACCCAGCACAATTGGGGCTGCGATCCTAGCCGAAGACGAAATTTTGGTTAACAGCAGAATGAGCGAGTTTAAAGAGCCTATCATGGCAGGACAAGCGATTTTAGCGCATCAAGACCCAACGATTGCAACAATAGGTGCAGGATTGGGTTGTATGAATGCCTCAATCTATACACTTAGAAGCGCGTCAACTGACAAAGGTTCTAAGACATTGGATTGCGACATCACAGCAGGCGTAAAGGCTGGTACTGAAAAGATCGATTTGACTAAAGAGGTTCTTGTAAACCTTGAAAAGTTTTCAATCGACGACATCAAGTGCGCTAACGCTGTTGATTTCGGCAAAGAATTGGCTTACATGGGAATGAAAGCAAAGATTCAACTTGAAGTGAAATTGTCAAAAGCATTGGTAGCATTGGCAAACACTGGGATTGATTTACCAGACGCTGATTGGTTCGAAACTGAAGGTACTTTGAGTGGTTCTATCTTCGAGGTAGCAAAAGTGAATTTCACGTCTGACATGCTTGCTGACTTACAATGGGCTTCTCAGGTTGCCAATATGTACGATCCACTTATCTTAAATGGTAGGAACTTTTACAACAATGCAATTTTAGAGGTTTACAAATCTCAAGGTTGTTGCACGAATGACGCGATCTTAAATCGAAACACGTTTTTTGACGTTGTATGGGACCCAAAAAATGTTGACCAAGTAACAGGCGCGAAATCTACACTTGTGATCGATAAAAACAGTATTCTTTTCTGGTCAAGTCCGGCTTATTCCAATTTAGGAATGAGGTCAATGATTTTGGAGCAAGCTGATACTTATCACTGGGTTGAAACATTACCAAGATTACAGTATTTTGCAAACGGTGGTTTCCAGCCTATTTATGTGGACATCAGAGCTACAAGATCATGTGTAAAGGATGCTGCTGGTATTCCTAGAAATGGATGGTCATTTGAATATGCTTTGTTTGGTGCAATGAGGTTAAACTTGCCAAATGCAACAGACGACTATGGTATTTTGAGAGTTGACCAAGTTGCAGGAGCTTAGTCTTGAATTTTAAGTAACAATTTAAAGAAAAAATACAATGAAATACATTTTTAGTTTAATGATATTATTTGCCTGCTTATTTACGGCTAATGCCCAAATTACGGCAAATTTCACAGGTGGTGATACTGTTGTAAATACGGCAGCTGTTGACATGGATTTGAGAGTTACGAACGCCTACAATACAGCAGCTTTGCAAATAGTGGTTACTAAGGTTTCTGGTACTGTTGCAGGAAATGCCATATTGAAAGGTAGTGTAGACGGTACAAACTTTGTGAACATCGACACATTTGCTACTACAAACGTGGCATTGCAGACTGAAATTTTCCCAACAACTCCAGTTTACTACCCATATTACAGGGTCACTTATACAGGGTCGGGAACAATGGCAGCGATCATAAGTGGGAAGGCCCACTTCAAAGGGAAGCTATAAAGAAGAAGTTACGCGAATTTTTTGGTTGGTTTAAATTATGCGAGGGGAGGCTTTACGGTCTCCCTTTTTTGTTTCAAATAATAATTTTCAAATAATGGATTGCTTAAACGGTATTGTAGGAATTTCAAAGAGTGCAAATTGCTTGCCGAACGATATTGATACAACGTCAATAAGTGGGCTTTACCTAGACGACACGTCAAAGGGGCGAATTCCATTAAAACAAGCATTTTGGGCAAATCTTGAGATAGTTAAAGATGTTATTCCAGACGCTACTTTAGAGGTCGAAAGACTTGTAAGGATAGCACTAAGTAACTCCAGTTCAATATACCGACGCTTCAAGCAAATTAACGGGCCTATTGGCTTTAAAAACAATTATACAGGGGTTATTACCGAAGCTGGTAGCGGGTGGCGTTACATCGTTTACAGGCCCAAAACTATACAAGGGTCGCAAATCACTATTTCTAGCGTAGAAATCCATTTACAAAGCGGTCTTTATTCAGGCGAATACAAACTATTCAAAGGATCAACTGAAATAGACCTAGACGCAACGCCTTTACCTTATACAACGACATTCAACGAGAATATTTACATAGCTTATCAAGACGAATATAAACCGTTAAATTTCAAACATAGCGCATGTTGCGGTGAATATGCGATGTACGACGGTTATGCTTATGTTGGTAGTGGTGAAGTTGCAAACACATCACTTTTAGAGTTCAAAAACAACAACTACGCACAAGGCATTTACGCTGATGTATCGTTTGATTGCGATGAACTTTCTTTTTTGTGCAAAGTGGATTTTACCCGGGCAAAATTTCCTATTGTATTTGCAAAGTTGATTCAGCAAGTAGCGCGAAGGAATGTTTTGAACTTCATTTTAACTAGCGATAATATAACTCCTTACGCAATGGTTAAGGCCGACGAACTTGCAACGATAGCAGAATATCTTGACAATGACATAACCACCATGCTTGGATGGATGCCAGAGAATTACGATTATTCAGATTGTTTTATTTGTAACGGCCAATATAAAGGAGACATACTAATATGAGATATTTACTATTTTTATCTATTTTCCTATTTTCCTGCACAAAGGAAGAACCTTGCAGACAGTATTCATTAGTCACAGAATCTAACGAATACGAGGCTCGAGCAAAATGCAAAGGTTTAGCAAATTCTTATCCAAGTTTATATGAGATCGTTTCAAGCAATTCCGTTGGATGCCTTACACGAGATGAATTGAGGCAAGCAAAGAAAGCCGAAAGTACAGTTACTAAACAGGCTTGTAATGGTGTTTTTATAACCGTCCGCACAACAATAAAATAATGGCTGATATTGTAGAAAGGCTCATATTAGATGATTCAGGTTTTACTCCTGTAATGGAAGAAGTTACCAAGGCAACTGAGGAAGCTACTAAAGAGTTTGAGAAATATAAAAAAGAGGTTTCTAAAGCTACAAAAGAGGTTTCCAAAGATGTTGTAGACTCAGAGGCAAAAGTTCAGGAAGCAACAAAGAAAACAGCAGCAGAACATTCTAAAGCTAAACAATCGCTATTTGAGTACATAAAAACCTATTCAATTTACGGGGTTTCTATCGGTTCTATAATCCAAAAATTAAGTGGGTTTAAAGAAAAACTAACAGGGGTAAATGCCACAATAAAGGACGGAACAGCCTTAACAGCTACACAAAAAGAAGGTGTAAATACATTAGCTAAAGCGTTGGGCGGTGGCCAAACAGCTATTACTGCTTTTGCAAGAGGTTTCAATATTTTAAAGGCTGCCATTATTTCAACTGGCATAGGGGCTTTAATAATTGCGCTGGGTGGCCTTATATCTTACTTCACTAAGACACAGGCAGGGATAGATAAAGTGTCCAAAGCAATGTCATACGTTAGGGGCGTGGCTGGGGTTTTAACAGACAAACTGTCCTCAATTGGAGAGAGTCTTGTAAATGCTTTCGACGATCCTACAAAAGCTTTAAAAGATTTCGGCCAAGCCATTCTAGATAACATCTTTAATAGGTTCATAGCAATCCCAAAGTTTATTGGATTGGTAGGAAAGGCAATAGGGCAAGCATTAAAAAGAGACTTTAAGGGCGCAGCCGAAACCATTGGAGAGGCTGGACAAGCAGTAGTTCAATTCACAACTGGATTAGATTCAAACCAACAAACTGAATTTGTTAACGGACTCATTAAAACCGTAGACGCTGCGGATGAAGCTGGTAACGCAATGACAAGACTTTCTGACCGAAAAGCAGCATTAAGACAGGCTACCATTGCTTTGACGGTTGAAGAAGCTAAAAGCAGGGCCGCAATTGCAGGGTTTAAAAAGGATGCCGAAGACACGACTAAAAGTTATGGGGTTAGACTTGAAGCGGCTAGAAAAGCGGTTGAAGTTGAACAAGGGTTACTAAACAAGAAAATAAAAATAGCTCAAGAAAACGCTAATATCATAGCTTCAGAAAAAGCACTTTCAAATAGTTTAGCAAGCGACGAGGCCGAAGTTGCAGAGGCATACGCAGAAGTAAGCCGATTGAAAGCGGAATCAATAGAAAAGCAAATCGAGCTAAACAACAAACTTAACGGGCTTGTAAAAGAGGCCAAAGATTCATTAAATCAACTATCTGTTGAACTGGTAGGTATTGCGCGTGCGTACAACCTTATAACGGCTCAGGAAGAATTTGATTTCGCAAAGGCTAATCAGATCGTTAAGCTGGAAGAAATGCGGTCAAAACTTGAAAGTATTTCTACTATTTTCAAAGAGGGATCAACGGAGAAAAACGCTATTGTAAAACAGATTGATTTAATAACTCAGGCAATTGAGGGTGTAAGGAATAGCGACTACACACTACCGACTCCAGAATTCTTACCGACTACAAAAGAAACGGCTTTAAAGAAAGCTGAAGCGTTAGGTGTAGATATAAATAGCGCAATAGGAAAAGGGTTAAGTAAAAGAGAAGGCAAAGAGTTAAATAATATACTTGGGTATGACATAGCATCAGAAATAAACAAGGCAGTAAAAGTAGTTTCGGACAATCCAATAATATTACCTACTCCCAAATTTAAAGACCCTATTGAACCGTCTTTTGATTTCGTTAAATACCTTAGCGATGTAGAAAACTTTGGTGACCTATTAGAGAAGGTGCTTTATGATGCCTTTGACGGAGTTACAGCAGACAAGATAAAAGATGTGGCTAGCGGTCTAGGTTCTTTTATTTCAGAATACGGGAATATTTTAAATGAGGCTACAAACATCGCATTAGATCAAAACGACAAACAGTTAGCCGAATTAGACAAACGAAAAGGTAGGCTTGAAAAAGAACTTGAAGACGAACTAGCTTTAAGAGAGAAAGGATTAGCAAACAATGTAGGGTCAAAACAGGAAGAAGTAGACGCGTTACTTGCAGAGGAAAACAGGCTAAATCTTGAACGTGAAAAACTTGAAAAACAAGCAGCAAAAAGGCAACTGATAGCTGATACTATTCAGCAAGGGCAAAGCCTCATTACATCATCAATAAATATCATAAAAGGTTTTTCAAGTATTCCAGTTGTAGGCCTTCCATTAGGTATTGCAGCGGTCGGAACTTTACTAGCATTTTTCGCCAAAACTAAAGCAGACGCATTCAAAGCAACAAAACTTTATACAGGTGCTGAAAAGATTTCAGACCACTTTGGATATGGTCAAAAGTTTGGCGATTCAGATTTAAACGGGGGTTCAGGTTATAGGCTTATCAATGAGCGTTCAGGAAAGCCAACAAACGTTATAATATCAGGAAATGAAATGTTGCTTCCTGAAAGGATTTCACGCGAAAATGAGACGTTCTTTAATTCATTAAGGGCTGGTTATTACAATGGCTTAAACCTAGACGAAGCTGTTATGTTCTACAAAGAACACAAAGGATTCGAAAAACGTCTTGGCGGTTCATCTACAATAGTAAACAACATAACAACGGTTAAATCTCAGGCAGTTAAAAAGGAACGCGCATGGATTCCGTTTAAATCAAAAGATGGTCGTTCTATGGCTATTTTAAAGACTATCAGTGAAGATATGAAAGATGGGTCTATTATTGAGTTGGATTTTTAAATCCAGTATATTTGTCACCGTTTTTTAACGTTACGGTTCTGTTTTCAAAACTTTGTACATCGCCAATTAGTTGATGATTGACGTAGAGCTTTTTGTCTGTTATCCACCATAGTTTGTCGCCTAGATATGTGTCTTTCATTGTTTTAAAAAGGTAAATTATCATCACTTGGTGGCCTACAATCAACTACGTCAATCCTTTTTTCTTGGAACGACTTTATAGTGGTTAAAACATAAACCTTGTTACCAGTCATTTTAGTGAGCCTTTCGGCCTCAGTTTCTGCCGATATCAGGCTATCATGTTTATATGTTGGGGCTGATCCGTTTTCCATATAAAGCATGTAGAAAAAAGTTTGTTTTTTGTCTTCCATTTTTTGATTGTTTAATTGTGTTATAAGTCCAGAACATTCGCAGCAGTTAAAAATACCTGATGAATATTCAACTATTTTTTCGCATGACATACATTGTTTCTTGCTCATAAATTCCTAAATATTCATTTAATTGTTCCCTGGTAAAAGTTTCCCCTTGCTTAATCTGCATTTTCAAATATGTGGCCTTTCTGATCCATTCCTTTAGATTAGGTATTGAAAACTTTTTGGACGTTCCTTTGTATTTTAATGGAAGACCCAAAACCATTGTCAAGTATTCAGTCCCAAATCTAGTTTTCAAACCGTTGGCAAAATCTGCATTACCACCGTATCGTTGATTGGCTTCACTGTTTTGTTTGTGGATATTGTGAAAGTTAAATCTAAGACAACCATGCGCACCAACGCCCCAAAAATGGCCTGCATCAAAACGAAGAAAAGATTTGTGTTCTGGATGGCTTATACAAGGTAAATCTTTGTCAATCTCTTTTACTATCCAGTTAACTAAATCTTGCAGTTCCTTTTTATAGTCTGCAGCCGTTTTGGCATTTTCTTTAAACTCTTTAAAAACTTCTTTTCTTTTATTCTCCAATGCCGACATAGCAACTTTGGTTTTACAGTCAACGGAATCGCAAACCCTACTTAGTGGTGTCATTGATATACGTATCTGATCGGCAGGTTCACGATAGTAGAAAGACTTGCATATTTTACACTTGTAGCGTTTCATTGTGTTGAAATTGTAGCCTTTACACAATTTACTCCGTAAGCCTTTTTTAAAAAAGACCAAGCTACTTCCCAATCGTCTTTATAGTCATCAATGCACTGTTTTTTAGTCTTTTTAAAAGTCCAATAACATATATTACCATTTTTACCGACTATAACCCACCCTTTCACATTACTCATCTTTATCTACCACTTTTAACGATTTACCTACCAAGGCCAAACACTTTTGAAGCGTCCGAACCCCAATATCATTACCTTTTAAATAACGCCATATCAAAAACTTTTGTGGGTTTTCCTTCTGTTTAATAGCTCCCATAGCTGATTTTACTTGATTTTCTAATTCCATTTTTAAATTGTTTGTGACGCAAATATAATATTATAATAATAAATATTTGATCTTTTTTTATCAAAAAGTATAAAATGTGATATTATTGTTTTATCTTTGGTTTGTAATTAAAAAGAATCAAAAAATATTATCATGAAAAAGTTAGCAAATGAAAAAATTGAATATTATCAGGGACACATATACGAAGGGTTCTTGACTGGTATTGGAGCTTATGCCCCAATAAATGTGAAATGTAAAATATTCGTAGGTTCTACGAGTGTTAATTTACATGGAGACTTGGCAGAGATATCTAGTGTCTTAAATAGTAGAAACATTAATATAGACAGAGTTTGTCGTTCTTGGAAGATGTGCCCAAAAGGCGACTGGACAATAGAAGTGTCTAGTCCCGATATTTACAAGGCTTTTTCAGAAAAAGAAATCGTGAGTTGGTTCACGATTGTTGATTAGCTTTTCTAAACCAATGTTGGGCGATAACATAAAGCGCATTTTTTAAAAATCAAAACTTTAAATATGACACAAATAAAAGCATTATCAACGTTCCTTCAATCGGATCAAATCAAACAAAGGTTTTCCGAAATGTTGGGCAACCGTACAAATTCATTCATAAGTACGGTTATGACAACTTTAAACAGCAATACCGATCTTAAGAACGCAACAACCGAAAGCGTTTACCAGTCTGCACTAATGGCAGCCGCTTTAGACCTTTCAGTAAATCCAAACATCGGGCAGGCTTATTTAATCCCTTATAAAAATACAAAGGCTGGAACTGTTGATTGTCAATTTCAAATAGGGTACAAAGGTTTTATCCAGCTTGCTCAAAGGTCTGGACAATTTAAAATGATCGAAGCATCCAGAATTTACGAAGGCGAAATAATTGAGGCAAATCCTTTGTATGGATATGTGTTTGATTTTTCGGATCATCATAATGTAGCTGGCAAAAAGATCATTGGTTATGCCTCATTTTTTAAACTGTTAAATGGCTTTGAAAAAGTATTCTACATGTCAGTCGAAGAAATGAACGCGCATGGTGTCAGGTTTTCACAAACTTTCAAAAGGGGTTTTGGCCTATGGAAAGATGATTTTGATTCAATGGCTATAAAGACGGTATTGAAGTTAAACCTTTCAAAATACGCTCCACTATCGGTTGACATGCAAAAAGCGATCTTAGCAGATCAGTCTATCATAAAAGACAATGAAACGTTTGAGTATGTCGACAACACACCACTTTCGATTGAAGAACTAAACCAACTAGAAGAAGACAAACGCACCCTAGAGTTTATCGAAAAGGCCAAAACAGACGAAGAACTGGAAACGATTGAAGGATTTATAGACCATCATGTAGAATCAGAGATTTCAACAGCATTCAAAAACAAGAAAAAAATAATCAATGGCACACAAGAATGAACGCCCGTTAAAGGATCAAACGAACATCAATGAAGAAAAGTTTGACCTTCGCAAAAAAGCACAAGTAGCCGTCTTTATGGCTCAAAAAAAGATCAAAGGCAAAAAACTAGTTCCTCACCCAACAAAAAGTAAAACATGGATTTACGTATAATTCACCCTAGAGAAATTATTTCAAAGTACGATCTAAAATTGATCGAGCATGTAGACGGATGGCATTACTACTATTCTGATTATGATTGTCGAGATTCATTAAGGAAAATAAGGCTTTGTGTTTATTGCGAAGATGTCAGCAAATGGCCTTGTGTTTATTGCGAAGATGTCAGCAAATGGCATTTAAACATTTGGTTTGACAACGAATGGCAAGAGTTCAAAGTAAACACGATGGACGACATTGAAATGATTTGTCTTGCAAAACAAGCACCTGACTATTATAAACAACCAAAATAAAAATTTAAAAAATGGATAAAACTATATGGAAATACGAGCTAACTATGGCAGATAAACAATACATTGAGATGCCTCACGGCGCAGAAATACTTTGTGTGCAACTACAAAACGATACTCCTTTTTTATGGGCATTAGTGACACCAAAATTAGCAAAGGAAAACAGGCTTTTTGAAATATTTGGGACAGGTCATAAAATACCATTTGACAGATATGCAAAAAGAAATTTTATTGGAACATTCCAAATACAAAACATGCTTGTATTTCATTTATTTGAGCGAAAGCCTATTAATATAGAAATAAGAAGTGGAAGAGGCAAAGGGGCTGGTCGTAAAAAAGCAGACTACAAAACTAAAACAATGGTAGAAAAAATGAATAATGCAACTAAAAAAGAAGTCAAAGCACTAAAAATTACAAGCGTAGACATGGAAACAATTTACTTTGACATGAACGGTGTGGAGTGTGCAACCGATTTAAGCGCGTTCGCTGATTGGGTTCAGGAAGAAATAGGGAACATCGAAATAAGTCAAGACTACCTTAACCCTACAGACGGACACGGAACAATTGAAACAGTTTATTCGGCATGGGAATGGATTTATGAAATGGTTCAAGAAACAAAGTTGAACGAAGTGTTTTTCTTTGATTATTTGAAATTGCCTAAAACGATTGAGAGATAATGAAAGACCTACTATTTAGATGCTCAAGACTATCCGACCTAATGACGGGTCTAATATGGCTAACCGAGAACCAAAAACAGCTACTTGCAAAGCTATCTGAAAAGGATAAACTTACCGAGGCTCAGGCAATCGAATACGGTAAACTTTTGGAAAAGAAAAATAGCAAAGAACTTTCGGAATCGGTTAAAAACTTTCTGATCGATATTTATCTTGAATATCATTACGGTTACCGAGAAGAAGTTTTTACTAGCTCAATGAAAAAGGGGCTATTGCTCGAATCTCAGGCCATAACTTTAACACAGCAAGTTCTAGGAGGGTTAAGGCTCAAAAACAAAGCCAGAAAGCAAAACGAATACATCATTGGAACTTGTGACGTTGTTTTAGCTAATCATATCGAGGACGTGAAAGTCTGCGAAAACTTAAAGACGTTTTTTAAAGCCGACCTTTCAAAAGATTATATGTGGCAGGGTCAAGGTTATATGTGGCTTTGGGGCATTCCTAATTATCGGTTGATTTATACTTTGTTTCCAGACCCCGAAGAAATGATTTTAGATCAAGAAAAGTCACTTTACTTTAAATTTGGCTGCAACGAAGAAAACCCAGACTACAAACGTTTGTGTTATCAGATAAGGAAAAACAATGAGATCATAGAAAAGATGCCATTGGACGATCGAATCAAAATCTTTGAGTTCCAACTTGAAGAAGAAAAGATCGAGCAGATCAAAAGCCAACATGCACGCGCAAAAGAGTATTTAATTCACAATTTTAAAATATAGAAATGAAAAAAGTAATTTTAAAAGAAAGACCAGAAGAATTAAATATTTCTGATTTGTCAGTTTCTGACCATATCGGATTTATTGATACAAATGGATATAAAGGACATTTTGTACATATAGGATTAAAAGATGATTTTGGGAACAATACTATACATGCAATACGTCCATGCGATGGAGATTTAGGGCCAAACATTACATATGGTAGGTTTGAAGAAAATCAATATTATGATATTCCAGAAAAATTATCAACGCAAAGTATTAACATTCAAGAAATGTATTATTTTAATTCATATAAAGAGCTATACAAGTGGCTTTCAGAAGACTAATTTTATAACAATCAAAAATCAATAAATCATGGTAAGTAATTGGAGTCAAGAAAGTAAAAACAGAATTGAAAAAGAGTTATTCGAATTCATTGATAGGGCTGGGGATTCACTTAGGGTTGTTTTCAGAGAAGATTTACGCGGCGGTGAAGTAGCTTCAGTGTAACAAGAAGGAGACGTAACGGTTCTATTTTTAGCCGAACCTAAATGTCAAAAAGATTTAGACGAATGGGTAGACGTAATAATCAAAGCTCAAGAACTTAATGAAATGCACTTTGAAGAAGTTTTGCACCAATCGCAAAGTCCAAATTATTTCAAAAGCATCTTGGCAAAGTTCAGAATTTCAAAAATCAGAAAACAATACAAACAATGAAACAATCATTCTACAAAAAAGCAAAAGAGGTTTATAACAACCTTTTAATCCTAGAAAGGGAATCTTCAAAAAAAGTTATCAATCTTCTCACTGAATTTGGTGAGTTAACGGTAACCCAAATGTTTATCAAAATGCGATGCGAGCAACCAGTAGTAAGTAACGCGCTCAGAGATTTAAAAAGGCTTGGAGTTGTAAAATTTGATCGCGAGGGCAAAAACATGTTTTACTCAATCGACAAAGAAGGAGTTCAAAAAATTAATAACGCTACAAGAAACATAACATGGAAAGTCAAATCGTAAACAAAAAAAGAATTTATAGAGGGTTTCAAGAAGGAGACACAGGATATTACAAAGGCATCAAAGGTAAAATTTCAATTGATAAAGACACGCCTACTAGTTTTAAAATTGATTGGCATTCAGAAAATATACCTCATTATACATGTTTTACGCTTGAAGGAAAGTTCATGAAAGCCGATAAAGATCCTTCACTTTCATTTCTTCCAGACGAACAATCCATGCCTTTTGATGAGGTTGAGGTATTGGATCGACTGCCAGAAAAGTATTCAGTAATTGCCTATACAGATGAGCAAAAAAACAAGCTGATTTGCTATCTGGAGGAACATGTAAAAAACTTGATTTATGAATCACCTTCAGATTCAGTTTTTCATATTAGTAGTAGCAAATATTTTGCGTCATCATCAAATTGTAAACTAGATGGACATATCTTAATTTCCTTTGAAGATTGGGAACGATTGGTAAAGGCCGAAAAAACAACCTACAAAGGCCAACTTGAAGGAGTTCCGAATGACATTGTAGAACGCATGATGGATTGTCAGGAAGAACAAGGAAACAAAAGGGATGCCAGTGTTTTTGAGAAATTCGGTATTTCGAGTGACGTTGAATGTGGTTTTTATTGGTTTAAAACAAAAGAAGGTCAGGCCATTTGGGAATATGTAATAAGGAAGAAAAACTTTCAACCATTCTACGAATTTTGGGAAAAGGAAAACAAAAAAGAAAAAAGCAAAATGAGTTATGGAAATTTTGTAAGGTTTGGTTTCCCTCACTATTGTAGTCATGAAATCGAGTATATCACTCCAGAATATCAAAAGAAAGTTATCACTAACAAGATCAACAAGATAGAAACCAAGCTATCAAAATTGAACGGCAAGAGAGAAAAGTTACTTGAACGGTACAAAAGTTTAGGATAATGGCACACTACCGAACACTAGAATTTTATCGGATCGGTTCTGATGGATCGGTCATAACCTTTGAAAAGCAAAGAAATGTTTCGTGCTTTATTGATTCAAAAGGATACCTAAATGTGAGAATGTTTCTAAACGGCAAACGCACCATAAAAAGGCTTCACAGGCTAATGATGGTATTGTTTTATCCGGTTGAAAACATGGAGAAACTTACAATAAACCACAAAGACGGAAATAAGGCCAATAACGAGCTTTCTAATCTCGAATGGTGTACACGTGCGGAAAATACAAAACATGGCCACAGAACGAAGCTAATCAACAATTTTGGCGAAAGGAACGGTCGCGCTAAACTTACAGAATCAGATATTTTTAAAATACGTGTTTTGGCACACATGGGATGCAAGCACCGTTCACTATCCGAACAATTCAAAGTTTCAAAATCGAACATCGACAAAATAGTAAAGATAAAAATCTGGAGAAATGTAGTAACTTAATAAAACATTTTATATATTTGCATTAAATAAAACAGTCTAGACCACTGTAATTAAAGAACAATAAAGGTTTATTTTGAAAGGCGGGGGTCTAGACCGCTTAGTAGAGATAGACCTTTTTTTTTGACATGAAAGTAAAAGACATGGAACATCACTTTAACATCGAAGACGCCAAAAAATACGGTATTGAATGTGCAATACTTCTCTACAATATAAGGTACTGGATAGATAAGAATAAAGCTAATGGAAAGCACTTTTACAATGGAATGTTCTGGACTTACAACAGTTCAACGGCTTTTGCAAAACTATTCCCATACCTAAGCAGTACTCAAATTGCAAGGCATTTAAGAAAGTTGGAAGAAATAGGAGTTTTAGTTTCTGGTAATTTTAATACGGTTGCATATGACAAAACAAAGTGGTATTCAATTTTAAACTATGATGATTCAGATTTAAACAACCCTTGTACAAAAATGAACAACGATACTACAGTTTTGAATAATGGATCATTTAAAAGTGTTCAACCTATACCAGATATTAAAACAGATACTAAACAATCAAATAATAAACCAGATATATTTCAAAAAAAATCTTTCAAAACTTTTTCAATAGAAGATTTCCAAAACGAAATAAAACTAAACCGGGGGGCGGCCAATTTTTCAGCTCAAGACTGCATAGATTTTCATGACTATTGGACAGAAACGGACGCCAACGGTAAAATGCGATTTACGCGCGAAATAACATGGAACACCGACAAACGTATGCTCCGATGGAAAAAGAACGATAGAACGCAAATAAACGGCCAAAAAACATCAACCAAGACCACTAAAGAAGATGTAATGAACGGTGGCAAAGATTTACTTTTAAAATACGCTGAAAAGGAAGCACAACAAAGGGCCGAAAAAGAAAGAATTTTAAACCAATAAAAAATAGTAAAATGAATACTTACAAAAAATATTGCCCAAACGTATTTGTAACTCAATGTGATAAAGAGTATAAAAAAGGAGAGATAATCTTCATTGAAACAAAATATGGCAAGGAAGTTGAAAATGAAATACATAACTTCTTAGGAAAAACTAAAGACGGTTTCTTTCTTTACAGTATTACTAGAGTCGACGGGTTTAACTCCCAAGAGCGAGCAAAAAACAAAGCTGAAAAATTAAACGGCTACGCTGCAAACGCTGAAAATAGAAGCGATAAATATTATCAAGCCAGCCAAGAAGGAAAAGATTTTTTAGTTTTGGGCGAGCCGATCAAAATAGGTCACCACTCCGAGAGAAGACACAGAAAATTGATTGAAAGAAACTGGGATCGTATGGGAAAAAGTGTTGCCGAAAGTGACAAAGCTAAAGAGTATGAGCGCAGGGCTGAATATTGGGAAGAGAGAGCCAGTAAAATTGATTTGTCAATGCCTGACAGCTTAGAATATTTTGAATTTGAACTTGATAAAGCAAAAACAAACCATCAATTCTTGCTCGATAATCCCGACAAACGCCCTCACTCAATGGCTCTCCAATACTTAAATAAAAATGTCAAAGACCTTCAAGATAAAGTTACTACAGCTATCCGCCTTTGGGGTTCTGATGAGGAGATCGAACAATTGGCCAATGAGAAAAGAGACCAGGCAGAGAAAGCGGCAAAAAAGACCAGTAAAGCAAAAGACAGAATCGAAAAACACCACGGGTTTTTTGCCTTCAATAATGATCAATTCATAGAAGGATATAATAATCTCAAAGAGAAAGGATTGATCGAAGACGGAGAAAAAGTTGTTCATATCAAAGCTGGACTTTACATTCCAAAGAATCAATTAGAATCATATTTAAACTCCAAGCTATGAACATTAAACAATACGAAGAAACCTCAGTAAGAGGCCCAGAGGAATACAAAGAATACAAACAAAGCATTCTACCAAAGAGACTAGAAGACATGAAACCAGCCATGT